ACGCTCCTGTACCTGCCACGCCAGCGACCGAAGTGCTTGCGTTAGCCGAGACCGTAACTGACCCAAGTGTTCCCGTACCTGCAACTCCCGTAGGACTAACAGTTGCTGTACCCGTGACCGTAACCGAACCAAGAGCACCAGTACCTGATACACCAGATACACTAACATCCGCATCAGCGGATACAGAAACCGAGCCAAGAGTCCCCGTTCCCGCAACGCCTGTAACTGAGACATTAGCATCTGCCGCAATCGAGACTGTGCCAAGAGTCCCTGTTGCTCCAGGTACTGCTTCGCCATTGCCCCACGTTCCTTCGCCCCATCCATGAGAGGAAGAATTCCATCCATCAAAGGCAACTTTGACATCAGCCACACACTATATCCTATGCAATCCTAATGATCGCGTTACTGGCATCTGCTGCTGGGAATTGGATAGTAAAGTCACCACTTGTAGATGTCTTATCTGCGCCAAAATCTAACGCACACACAGCCCGATTAGCTGATCCTGCGGTAGTTGAGGAATTGTAAATTAAACATCCTCTTGCAGTAATTGAGCTGCTAGACCATGTAGTATCAGCAAAGTCAGTCAGTGCTGTAGTGCCTGATGTGGTGGGATCTACATTAGTCAGCGTATTGCCGCCAGCAGTATATCCCGTACCAGATACTTCGTTAGTTGTTGCATAAGCAGTAGTAGATGCAGACAAAGTCGCGCTACTAGTAAACAAAGCAATTTTAAACGTATTGCCCGTACCTGTGGTAGTAGTTGTTCCTCCACCAGAACCGTTATGAAAATTGTGTATTCCTTGAAGTAACTCAGACTTAAAAGAAGTACACATCGCTGTCGTAATGGCCATTACAGTCTCCTTAATATATCAGCAGTATCTGGGTGACCCTGCTGAATAAACTCGTTAATAAGCGTTGTTCTATCGCTCTTAATCGCTTGTTTAATAATACCTAAAACCACATGATAAATGCGACTTTTAAACGCTTCTGCTTGTTGCCTGACTACAGGATCCACAGAAGACGATATACCTACTATTTGCTCTACTGCTCGTTCAGCCAATTCTTCAGGAGACAATCCTCTGTTTTCTGTTGTTTTAACTACAACATCTCCCATATTTGATTTAACTGCTATTTCAAACATTATTGAACTATGCCCCTAATATCATCTCGGTATTCATCTCTAACTCCATATCCCTCTCCAAAACGAGTCAATGCACCTAGAGCTTCTTTAAATCGTTGTTCATATCCTACCACCTCTTCGGGTGTTTTTAAGAAAGTAGCGGCTTCTACTAACGCGCCATACAGTAATGCATCAGGAGCATTGGTAGATAGCCAGGTTGTTCCTCCATCTGCGCCAGCAGTTAATGAAGCTGGACGATACTTATAATGCAATTCAAAGGAATAACCAGAATCTGGGGTTGGAGCTAACAAAAAAGTCGTATCATCAAATAACGCATAATATTTTGGCAACCCAGTGGTTGATGCATTAGGCGTGTAATCTCTAATAAAAGAAACGTGCTTTAATAAAAGATAGTAGTAAACATTGCTAGAAATGACAGCCAGACTATAAGGTGCAAGAAAATCACTAGGCATAGAAAGATAAGTGTTGCTTGCTGTCGCATTACCTGTGACATTTTTCCTAAACACCGGCATTTCAACATTTTTTAAAATCCGCTCTTCAGACTCTTTAATAAAAACAGACAAGTTATTATTAAACGTAGTTTCGCTAGTTTCACAATAATCCTGAATAGCTGTTTTAAGCGTTGCGTAAGTAAAACTCATGTGGTTACCACCGTTACTGTTCCTATCTCTCCAGTCGATGCATCCATATCAAATGCAGATCCAATGGAGTCTCCTGTTACTGTAGTCATTCTGTTAGGATTTATAGTTCTTACTACTCCTTCACCAGCCGTAACACTTACCGCTGGTCTTGGGTGTCTTAATGCTTGAGGATCGGACACATGTGGTAATGGTTCTAACTGAGGTTCTTTGGGCTCATAACATTCTTTGCAAACCCGAAAACCAGTCCATTCTTTTTTTAATGTTTTATAAGGGTATTGAAAACCACATCGATCGCATATCGCTATGGCAAATTTGCCTGAAGCGTAAGCCATTACGCCCTCTTAGATCTCATACTAGGTGCAATAAATAAAGATGCTCTACTTTCATCTTGATCTGCTGCCCTAGCAAATTCCTCTTCATACATTGTTTTTAACATAGGCGTTCTGTCTGGAGCACGTTTAATTGACAAGTAATAAGCCAATCCCGCTGCCAAACAGGGATAAAAACGAAAAGGAACGCCTACGGTATTTGCTCCAGCATCACTATCTTCAATCCTAATCAATCGGTTGATATATAAAACATCTGTGCTGTTTTCAGCCGCTGGCCAAAAATACAATCGAGGCGTAATTTGTTTATCTAAATACCATTGAGTGGGTCTAGCTTCCGTAGTCTTTGTTGGTATGTTCCAATAAGCCGACCTGGAAATCTGTTCCATTTGAATATCGGTAGTCGTACCACCAGAGGTTGTTCTGATTACAACATCTAATACATCAATAGTATAAGAGTCTAAATCAAAATAAGTATCTGATTTGGTTAATGTTGTATTGGTATTATTTATTGTCCACTGATTTAAGCCTCGATTAGCCCAATCAGCAAACAATAAATTTAAAGAACGTCGAGCGGTAACACCGTCATATCCTGTTCGATATTCCAGTCCACACCGCTCAAACGCTTCTTCTACATACTCTGCAACGTCTGGCTCAAAGTCTCTAGACCCTGATGTCGCCATAACTTCTCCTATGAAATAAAGATAGTTACACGATCCACATTAGTCACATCAGCGTAAATACCATTAGATGCATATACTCCTTGATCAGGAATATTCAATGTTTCATTGGTATTGGCATTAACTCCTAGAGTTAATAACGCAGTTCCGCTGGCTGCACTATCGTTATCATAAAAAATAACAGAGCCATCCGAACTACCACCAGCAACGATCAACCCTCGCAATCTGCAAGGGTGATCCACTAATGCTCCATCAGCCGTAACTGTTGCAGTTTTTACATCATTACCTGTGATACGAGTAGCCATATCAATTCACTCCTGTATTAAGCGTCTGCAAACGGAGTTACTATAGTGCCTGAACCAAGTATCAATCCTTCTACGGCATATTTAGCACTTGCTACAGCAGTCACTCGAACAATACTTCCAGCTAGTCCACCCTTGGTAGAACCGTTCTGGGTAATGACATCGTTAGATGCGCCAGAAATAAATGTTTTACCTGTAGCGTCATCGACGCCAGTGTAAATGCCACCAACAAACTTATCAGTGCCATCAGTTAAAATATCCATATCAGTCGCAGCAGTTACAACTATAAAAGTAAACTGAGCGCCTAGATTAGCTGTTTGATTAGGGTCTCCCTTATCTGTTGGCTCTGTTGCAACAATACTAGGCAAAGTAAACTTGCCATCTGCATCATTACAAAGAAGCGGTCTGCCAGCATGATCAGCGACAGTAAGAGTTGTGTCAGCAGTTAAACTTACCACTCCGTTATAACCGGCATTGATAAGACCCGCCAAAGATCGAATTGGACCAGAAAAAGTTGTCTGAGCCATCAGGTTTCCTCCTTACGAAAGGTTTCGCCCTAGAGTCTTCGTAAGCGTCTGCTGGGTCAGTCGCTAGGGCTAGTATATTCCCAGAATAGTGGGGGGCATAAAGCCCCCCCAAAGCTTTACGCTCCTTGAGATCCGTACACGCAACGAGGGTTAGACCACCCGAAGCTGTATCGCTCTCTAGCCTTGTAGCGAACATTACCAGTATCGAAGTCACCTTCCATTGAGGTGGATATTGGAGAACGCTCAAAGTG